GCGCTTGGGTCTCAGGCGTTGCGCGTGCGCGGCCTGTAACTGACTCAACCAGACCTTCAAAGAATCCAGGCTGCTGTGCTGGCGCTGCTGGCGCAGGCGCTTCCAAGGCTGCCGCACCACCACCTGCGCGGATTGCTGCCACCCTAGCTTTTAGATCAGACGAATCTGGCGCAACATCATCGGGGATGTTGTTGATGGTGATGCCATCTTTGGTGGTGATGGAATAGGCCATGTCAGTATTCCACCACAACGTTTCTGTTCGCTGGAGCTGGTGGAGGCGGCGTAGGCGTTTCTGCTATCTCAGGCCCAAACACGTTTTCAGGGTTAAGCCGGTAGTTCTTGACCACAACGCCGAGCGCCTTTTTGTCGTCGTTTGATTTCTTTTGTGCAGAGTCCAAGTATTTCTGAGACAAAGCCACATACTCTTTGCGCTGAGCATCGCTGAGCAGTTGGCCGTTTTGGGCTTTTTCCAGCCTGTTTTGCAATTGCGTGAACAGCCCTGCAGTGTCGCGTGCGGTGGCAAATTCAGTCTCGCGCACCACTGAGCCTGGGTCAAGCATCTTCATAAAGCCGGTAATCAAGGCAATGTCACCTGGGCCATTCTTTGAATTTGCGGATGATTTGATGTTGGCAAAGGTGGTGCCCAGTTCACCATAAACTTTGGAGCGGACTTGGTATTCCTTGCGCAGCTTTTCTTCCTGCTCAAACACTTTGGCAGGATCAATGCCTCCAGATGCTTTGAGTGCTTCCAAATCAAGTGCGGCTTTTTGAGTCTCCACACCAAGTTTCCTTGTCGCAGCCAATGCAGACCCAGTCTGGGCTTGCGTCAACCCAAGATCGGCAGCCTTCTTCTTGAGGTCTGCCAATACAGTTTTTTCTGCATACTGAGCATCGACCTTAGCCTTGGCTGCATCAGCCGTCGCCTTGGCTGCATCTGCTGCCGCCTTCTCTGCTGCATTGCCAGCGGTAGCCTGCGCCGTGGCTGCATCTGCCACCGCTCTGTCAGCTTTTGCAACAGCCTCGGTCACTGTGCTTGGCGCTGTGGCTGCCGTGGTTCTGGCCTTGACTGCCTTCTCGAAGCGATCCGGATCAATAGTTGTCAGGGCTAGGTTTACACCAGACTGAGCGCCTTTGACGTTCCCGTTTTGCAGAGCAAACAGCACATCTTCGTAAATCTTGGTCGGTTCTCCCGCATTTTTCTTGGCATCAATGATGGTTTGGACGCGAGACATTGCAATGTCTGGCGCATTGTTCTCAAGGGCGTTGGATATTTCGAAGCCTTGGGTGAACTCCGTGTTTACACGCTCTTCACCGACACCTTTGCGCACATCACCAAAGGCTTCGCGGAATTGAGGATACTTGGCAATCATGCCAGTCCACGCCTTTTGCGAGCCATCGGCCTGAGCCGTTTGTAGGTCGTCGGAGAATTGCTGCCTGACTTGTTCTGCCTGTTGACGCTGTTGGCGTTGTGCCAAGGCTTCACCAAACCCGGCAAATTGCGACGCAAGGTCAACCTTGGGAGCCATCGCCATGTAATTGGTCGGAGCTTGTAGTGGATTGATGGCCATGTTTTTTCCCTATCTTAAAACTTGAACCCGCCGCCGCCACCGCCGAATTTAATGCCGCTTCCGCCACTAACGACTCCAGCACCAGGTGAAGCGGCAGCGCCACCTCCACCAAACGCTCCGGCTGCTAACGTCCCGATAGACAGAAGATCGCCAAATGCTTGTCGAGCAACCCCTCCCTTGGCCATTTGACCGCCTGCGATGGCTGCGCCTTGATTGGCCAGCAGGTTCCCGATGTTGCTGGCTGACTCCATTCCAGACGCCGCCTGCCCTGCGGCAGATGCCTGACCAAGCTCAGAAAGCCCGCCAAGCCGCCCGTACTGCTGCTCGATCAGAGCGTTAAGGGCTTGGGGCCGGAACTGAGACAGCGCGGCCTGTACGTTTCCGCCACGCAGACCACCAGTAGCTGATGCGTTTTGCAGGATGGCGTTTTCGCCCTGCTGGGTGAGTGCTTGGAAAAGAGGAGACTGCTCAAAGCCTGCCATGGCTGTGCGTTGAGCACCTGGGCCTCCCAATCCGACCAGGGCTTGCTGTTGACCAAGAGCGCCGGTGCCTGCTTCAACATAAGGAGCCATGAGCTCGACAAGCGCATCAAATTGCCTTCTCTGCTCCTCGATGCCAGCCTGGGCTGAGGCGGCTTGGGTTTTAGCTGCTTTACCTGCGGCCTTAGCCGATTGCTTTGCGCCGGTGATGCCGCCTACAACGTCACCGATTACGTCTCCAATAAAACTCATTTTGAACTCCAATCCATCCGGGTCATGCCCAGCACATAAATGTCTTTTAGCATGCCGTTCTGCACACACGCTGCACGCCTTCGGCCTTCTTCTTTAAAGCCGAGTTTTAAGCAGTAGTTTTTGGCCGACTCCAAGCCTTCAATGATGTAGGCGGTGACTCGCTGAATGGGCTGGGCAAATGCCCATTCCAGGCAAGCCATTCCAAGAGCGCGTGAGTGCTTGAGAACTGATCGCTTCAATAGCGCATGCAATTCAATCTCGATAGGAGAAAAGCGAATCGCCATGAAAGCACCAGCAAAGGTGTTGCCCACCCAAGCGGATAGGTAAGTGACGGCTGGATGGTTGATGGGAGCCGCTGGTCGGTGATCGTGGCCGATCTTGAGGATGTACGGATCAGAATAGACCTCAAGCAGATGGCCTTTCGTGATTCCTTCCGTTACAGCCAGCATTGACCACTCCTGTTGAGGGAAAGCTGCTGGCGGCTCAGATGACTCAGCGGTTTGATTTTCACACATTTCTCGAACCCGTCAATCTTCCATCTCAAATTCGCGTTCTTCCCACGCTTGGCATGAACGAAGATCGTGGCAGATGAAATCAAAGTTGTTGCAGTAGCCACGGAAGCCCGCGTCGGTGTCCCAGTCGTTGCGCGGGATGCGCTCCATCTTTGCCTGCGTCATGGTGCTATTGTCGTAGTACTCGCAGTTGGAGCAGCGACGCCGACGGGCCTCCTTCTCGTCAACCTGCATGGCCTTGCCAAGCGCCACCCAGTAGACCTTGTTGGCCGTTGGCTCGTTGGATGGGTTCTCAGGGCCGAGCATCCAGTCGTCAATGACGATCTGGGTGTTCTTCTTGTTCTCGGCTGTGGTGATGAATTCTTCTTCAACCGGCAAGCCGATAAAGCCTTTTGGCATCATCATGAAGTCTTTCATGCTGTTCTCCTTATGTGATTTCGCGGCCAGATGCGCGGATGGTCAGCGAGGTGGCTGCGCTGGCAATGGTACTGATGAAGCCGCCTGATTCCAACACCTGGCCGACCAACTCTGGACAGGTGTAGGTCTCATCTGGGGCAATGGATCGGGTATCCAGAATCAGGTTAGATACACCCGCGCTGCCGCCACTGGTTATCAGGTTGACGCTAAACGTCACGTTACCTGCGGTGGTGTTGGTGACGGTGAACTTGTCGATGATCGCCTTGCAGTTGGTGGCGGTGTACTGCGCTGTCTGCGCATTCTCGGCCTGCTTTGCAGGGATCAGAACTTTGACGGTGACGGTCACGGGTGGCTCCTATTGTTCAGTTTGGGTGACAGCAAGAATAACGGCTGGCGCTGCCGGTGCAAACGCCGTTGCCGCGACCGTGGCAATGCTGACGTTCGTGTTGTCGGCAGCGTACATGACCTCGATGAAGTCACCGGCAGTAAATGACGCTACCTCGTTAAGCGAAACCACCAGATAACCGTTGTTCAGCGTGATGGACGCAACGCGGGCTGAATTGGGGAAGTCTGTCGTACCATTCAACCGCAACCAGACCCAGATGGATTTCTGCGCTGCGTTGGTAGATGTGACCTGTACCGAGGCTGCGATGTTGTACAGCCCAGCTTGGGCGATGATGATCTGTGATGTGGTGCCACCGATGCTGACGCCGTTGGCAATCTCTGTATTTGTAAACAACAACGGGTAGGCCGTATTGATTACGGCAGGGCTTTGGCTGTTGGTCTTGGTGAACTCGCCGTAATAAATCTGTTGCTCAATCGTGGGCCGCACGAAGATGACGCCATCAGTTGCGCCAACTTGCAGCACGGCTGCGATAGGCACCACGTTGTTTGGTGCTGTTGGTTTGACGTTTGTCAGCCCGCCCGCCACGGTAGGGCTGGCGTAGAGAATGTCGCCCAGCGTGAAAGCACTGGTGTCAACATCACGCACAAACCCCCAAACCGTGCAATAGCCTTTTTGTCCAGTGTCGGGCAAGTCGTGCGTCATCACTCCGACGACGTACAACGTGTTGGTCGCGCCGTTAGCTAGGTAAGGAGCTACTGACAATGCGCTGTCTGGTATGGCCCCCGTAAAGCCCACCACGGTTCCGTTGGGGATGGTGACGCCGGTGAAGTTGGCTACGCGAGCGTAAGTTTCTAGCCCAACTTGCTGAACAACGCCGTACTCCATGCCGAGATCAGCGGTCTGGTCTGTCTCGTTCCATGCCATGCGCCGGATACGGGAGACGTAAGGTGCTGAACCGTTGAAGTCCAGGTAGTCGGTGACGGTCGAATTGTTGTTCTCAATGACCGGGGCGGCTGCAAGTAACTCGACGGCATTGGCCAGCCGGGTAAGTTGGGCAAGCGCCTCATTTGCCGTGGCTTGGGCTGTGCCCGCCGAGATGCTGACCTCATTGACAACATCGGGAGCAATCTGATCTACGGTGGCAAACAACAGCTCGAACTGCCTGATCTGTTGCTGATCGCTCAGAAAGCTGGCAAGCTGATCCCGCGTGAGATTGAGCTTGCGCGATGTTTGTGCGGTTGCCATCAGTACGCCAATGCTTCCATTTGTGCCTCAAGGCGCATGAATGAAACGTGAGCATCGCTGTCGCCTCGGAAGCGCTGGATGCGCCAGTTGCGCATGTGACCCTGCTGGAACCACGCGAGGCGCTTGGAGGTACTTCCGATGGTGCCGACTGCGATGCTGCGATCCTGGCTCCAAGCGAGGCCGTCCACGCTGTAGCTGGTGCTGATCTGCGGATTGGTGCCAAGCGCAACGCTGCCAGTGAGACTGACCAGCTCAAGGCGGTTGAAGATCGCACCGTTTCCTTCGTTGTACACGATGAGCGTGCCGAACTCCCAGCGCACCTGCTCGCCCCAGTGGTTGCCGGTGTCTTGCACCAGGTATCCGATGGAGCTGGATTGCGGATCTCCGACCAGCCACTTATCGTAGGCCCAGACCAGATTGCGGGCCCGGTACTGTGCGAAATCGACTACGGTTGTCGTGAGGGTGAACCAGACCTGATCCTGCAAAACCTCGGATGCGGCTGCGTCATAGACCACGGTGCGATCTGGCAGGTGAACGTACAGGTGCTGGTTGGCTTTATCGTTACGGGCCTCGAACTTGACGGTGGCCAGTTCAACCTCGGTGTAGGTGAGCAGCAAGTTGTCGATCTCTTGCGTGCTGATCTTTTGGGTCTGCGCTGAGACCCCGAGATAGATGCCGGGAGCTTCGTTGCGGCCACCGCCTAGGAAAGCAATGTGGTCAACATAGACGCAACAGCCGAATGTACCGATCACGCCCTTTGGAATCTGAGCGCCATCAATGCGTTGAAATGGAAAAAGCTCTCCGCCCACGTTGTCAAACACCTCGATGGTGTTGCGGTTCAGTGCATAGACCTCGTTGCGCAGCTTGAGCAGCGCCACCACGGGATCGGGGTCAACTTCTGACGATCCGTATTTCAGCGGGTTGACTTGAGTGGGATCGTTCAGTTCGGTGACGATCAGGAACTCTCCGTCGGTGGTCATAAAATAACCGTCCACCCAGCAGAAATCCAGCACTACGCCGAGGTCTGGATCGGTAACTTCAACCAGCCCGCCAGATGGCGACCAGTAATACAGCCGACCACCGGAGGCGACGGCTAAGCGATCAAAGCTGTAGTCGAGGGTTACCAGAGTATCAACTGGGCCTCCTACATCGCCAAGCACGGTCACAGCGCCATCGTTGGCCACGATCACTAGGCTGATGCCCATGACCCGGTAACAGACGCCATTCCAGTTGATGCCGCCACGGTCAACACCTGGCCCAGTTCCGTTGCCAACGATCCCATCACCAGGCCGCAAGAACCCATTGCTGATGCCGGACTGCTTGGGCACCGGCACCATGTTTACCGGGTAGGCGGTGCGCAGCTCTGGTGTGCTGTCAGCGTAGATGCCGTTGAGGATTGGAATCTGCATTCAGGTCACCACTTCACTTTGTTTGTCGGCAATAGCAAAGCAGATGGCAACGAAGTGCTCTTGGCTGAATGCCTGTTTTATCATGTTGACGTCCTTGTGCAGCAGTTGGACGTTTCCAATGATGTATCCCTTGCTGCTGTCAATGCGATCAAGCGATGCCGTGTGAATCTGGCCAACAGATGCCCAGGCAATCGGGATGCCTGAGAGATAACAAACGCCGCCCTGTTGGACGTAAAGCTGCCACACATCTTCAATGTTCAGATTCCACTCAATGCCTCGCGTTTCTGCGCCGATCTTGCACTTTTTAAACCAAGAAACCCTGATGGCATTGAACATTCCACGATGGCAGTTCTCGGTCTTTTTGTTGCTGCATGCCTTGCACTCTTTGCCACACAAAAACGACAGGATTGCGTAGTTTCTTCGCAGGTAATCCTGTTCAATACCGCACGTTGGGCATGGCTTGCACCAGCGACTATCTTGTCGCTGGTAAACCTGATCTGGTAGTTCAAGAACGTCCATAGTCACCACTTTACGCGGTTACTCCACCATGCGGCTGACAATTTGCCCTTGGCAATGTTCTGAGCGTGCCTGGCTTTGAATGATTCGTTGCGCTTCGATCCATCCGGAGAGCCGGACACGCCTTGCTGACCGAAGCGAATGGTTTTCACTTCGTCCCCAGCCTTGGCCACGACAACGTGGCTTTTGGTCGGATGCGATGGAGTGGCCTTGGGCTTGTTGTAGCCAGAGACCCCAGCACGAGCAAGGCGTGTGTCTTTGGTGGCCATGGAATTACGCCACTACAGCGCCACGGAATCCAACAACCCACCAGTCAGTCCCAGCGAACTGAAGCGTTACAGAATCACCGACAGCATTGAAGGTGATCGTCGTCGCACTTCCGAGGTTGGCCGGGGTCAAAACACCAGTGTCACCGCCTGCTGCTTCTGCAACATAGATGATCGTTTTGAGTTGCCCTTGTGCACCGTCTGCAAGGGTCAAAGCATTACCCGCTGCCGTCGATGTGAAAGCGGTAGCAAGGCTGGTGATATTGACAGCGCCTGGCCCACTCAATGCCTGAACCGTTGCCGATGCCCCAGTGCCGCCATTAGCAACCGGCAGAGCACCGGTCACGCCCGTTGTGAGTGGCAACCCTGTGCATGAGGTAAGCGTGCCTGATGTTGGAGTGCCAAGAATCGGGGTGATGAGCGATGGCGTGTTCGCAAATACGTTTGCACCTGTGCCGGTCTCGTCGGTCAAAGCTGCGGCAAGGTTTGCCGAGGTGAACGATCCCAACGAAGTAGCGTTGCCAACCGAAGTCACAGCACCAGTAAGGTTTGCGTTGGTGGTGACATTTCCCGCTGTCAGGCCAGCCGCCGTGCCCGTGATGTTCGTGCCAACGAGGGCGGTGGGCGTACCTAGTGCAGGCGCGATCAGAGTCGGGGCGTTGTTGAACACCAATACACCGGTGCCAGTCTCGTCGGTCATTACCGCACGCAAATTGGCGCTCGATGGCGTTGCAAGCCAAGTCTGTATGCCAGAGGCGTAGACCGTTTCGGCGTTGATCTGATACCAAGAGTTTGTAGGCTGGTAGAAGCGAATCGCTGTCGCTGTACCGGCTGCCAATGACGTCACGCCGCCGTAGATGGCCGATGCGCCGTTGAGGGCAAGGGTAAGCGAGGTAATCTCTTGGGTCGTCGTAATCAGAACCGAAGTGCCATCAGGGACACCAGTGTTCAACGGCAGGGTGATCGTGCCGGTGGCCAGCGTTCCGGCAGGTTGCAGCAGCATCCACTGGTCATTGCTGACTGGTGTTGGCACTGTGATGTTGAAGCCAGAGCCAGGCACAAAGAGATTGACCGACAAGGTCGGTGATGCAAACGATGTCTGGAAGTATTGCAACAAGGCACTAACCGACATTTTCCGAGCGTCGCCATTGTTCTGGTCGTAGACCGGAATTTGGTTCGCACCAGAAACTTGGCTGATGCTGGATAGTTGATTGATTTGTGGCATGTTAATTCCTCAGTTGTATTCAAGCGGGCCATCTTGACCGGCCAAGACTGGATCGTAAGGACGCTGCAAAAATGGGTCGTCATAGACTCGCCATGGCTTGTTGCCAGCCCCACTTGGCATAGTGCCTGGCATTTGCTGTTCCATCGGCATCGCTGCACGAGACAAAAGTGTGTTGTACGATTCTTTGGCCGTCATCTTAGTATCAGCCATTACTTGCTTGCCGTAGGACGGAGCCAGCTTGATGCCGAGGTTAGTGTAGATGGCCTCGTTTGCGCTGTCCGGCACGTTGGTTTGCTCGTCCAGATCGCTGTCTTGGGGGCTGGATGGCAGCGGATAGCCCAGGCGGATTCCAAGTGCGTTCCACGCAGCCATCATGGTGTCCAAGCGCCGGAGAGCAGATTGCATTTGCTCTGGAGTGAGATCAAATGCATAAGAGGCAAGGCCGATCTCGTCAAATGCCTGCTCAATAAATTGGCGCTTAGTCCATCCCATCTCATTCTCCGGTTGGCGCAGACAATTGATCTTGAATCAATTGTCCCAGTTTTTTGTCTTTGGTGCGACCGTCGAACTTGATGCCTAGTTCGGTGGCCTTGGCTTCCAATTCTGCGCGGGTTGGCGGTGCATCTTCGCTGGTAGATTCAGGCTCGATGATTTGGGCCGGAGCTGGTTTTGCCTTGCGTTGTTCACGCCAATCCAACGGCTTAGCTGGTTTTTTCTTTTTTGTTGGCTTAATAGCCCACTTCGGCTTTGGCTTTTTGAAGCCGCCAGCGTTTTCACCTGCGGCAATGATGGCATCAGCGGATGATGTGAACCAACCTACCGCCAGCTTTGCATCAAGTGCTTCTTGCGTCTGCACGCTGTCAAAGTCGTATGTTCCGCCACCAGGCTTGCGTTGCTGGCCTGGGCTGCGGTAGATCATTGCCGGAAATGATGTGCTCATTTTTTGGGTTTCATTGGCTTGGCTGTTTTGGCGGCTTCTTTGAAAGCGGCTGCTGTAGGTGCGTCCTTGGCTCCAGGCTTACGCATTTTTTCTTTGCTTCCTGCTGCGATACGCTCACGCTTAGCTGCGATGTTTGCGTAAAGACCGGGTTTCATTTCATAGCCTTTTTGGGCGCTTTGCTTGGCTTGCCTGCTGCCTTGGCTGCTTTTTCGGCTGTGCTAAGTGCAATAGCCACGGCCTGCTTCATTGGTTTGCCTGATTGCTTTTCCATCTTGATGTTCTTGCCGATGGATTTGCTTGAATAGCCTTTGGTCAATGGCATGGTGCGATCCTTTAAATAGAGAAAGGGGGGCCGAAGCCCCCCTATCATTTCACAGCTTAGGTCTGATTGAACAGCAGGATGCCGGACATTTCAGGCTGCTTGTTCACGACGCCGAACAGCGTGTCAAGACGGTACTTGATCGTCATCGAGTCAATGTCGTAGAACTTTTGCATCACCAATTCAACGCCCTGGTCGGTGGTGGCACGCATCACTGCGGTACCAGCATCGGATGGGACGGCGTAACGGCCAGGCAAGATTTCCAACGAATCACGCTGCCAGAACACGTTGATGTTCGAAGCTGCGGTGTTGAGCCAGTTGATTGGCGCAGCAGCCGCTGGCGTAACGATGACGTTTTTGTATTGTGCCGATGCATCGCTGGCCACTTGGTTCGAGATGATGCCAGGGCTGATAACCATCTGCGTACCGTTGGTCACGCTAATAACGCGGAACGTCTTGAGCTGACCAGTGGATTGCTTGGTGATGTGATGCACTGCGACCACGCCGTCGATGGTGAACGCATCGCCAGCAACGACACCGACCGTGTTGGAGACGGTAATGGTTTGATAGCGGTTGTCCACGTTGATCTGGCCACCGACGGAAGTCGAGGTTGCCTGGGGCACCAGATAGTTCAACGCTGCGTTTTGCGTGTCGATGGTCGTCACGCCGCCGCCAGCCGCAGCGATGCGGTTCGCGTAGTCAAACTTGTAGGTGTCAAAACCTGCAACCATGCCGACGAAGTTGCGCTCGTAGGCTTTGTCAGATTTGGCGTTGCCAAACGAACGGCTGGCTTGCGACAGATTGCCGGCCAGACCGTTGTAGTCGCGGCTGGACAGGCCCAGGAAGCGATCATAGTCAGGCACGCCCTGTTCGTTCATGATGCTGTCGCACAAGGCCACATCGTCATAGTCGCCAGCAGCGGTAGAGACAGGAACAACCAGCGTGCCTTGAGCGGCCGCGGTGTTCATGATCGCCACGTTGATATCGGAAGCGAGCTTTTGCTTGGCTGACTCGCCAAGACGACCTTCTTGCAATGCATCGCGCAGATCGAGCGTGGTCATCGTCCAGGGAACAGTCTTGCTGAAACCGATGGTCGATGGCACCGACAACTGGGTCATGTTCTGGTACGAACCGGCAATGGTCGTACCAGGCGTGCTGTTGATGCTCTGTGCCATATAAGGCATTGGACGCCAGATGACGTTGTTGGTACGGGCCATTTCGGTTTGGTCGGTGTTGTAGACCGACACATGACGCGACAGAACCAGCAAGTCCTGGAAACCTTCGAGGATGTCTTCAAACGCAACGCGTTCTTCTTTTGAGAAACTATTAGCCATGATGGGCTCCTAAAAAATAGATTATTTAGATGCTGATCGCTTCTGCGCTTTGTACTGGATGACTTTCGTCATGTTGCCAGTTTTTTCTGCTTCTGCTCTCAGCCGTTCAAGGGTTGAGTCCACCGCTCCAGATACTCGACCAGTTCCGGACACGATTCTCTCGGGAGGTGGTGCTGCCTTGCGATTGGTAACTTTCAAGTCTTTCTCCAGTTTTGCAACCGCAAATGCAAACTTTACGGGGTCTTTGATGGCTGCCAGCTCTTGCGCCTTCTTTGGATTCTTTCCGAGTGCGTAGACAACCAGTGCAGGATTATCCGCACCTTGGAGCATTACGCCTTGCTGGGTGACGTTGAACAATTCCTGGGCGGTAGCCTCGGCATCATCAAAGTCTTT